AAAATTCACGCCTATCCGCGTTTACATGCGAATATGAAGTTCCTCTATGGGCCGCACACCTTTACGCTTCCAGGATTTGAAGGGCCTCGAGCCGATGTGGAAACGCGAGATGACGTGGCCGGAAATCCTGATCCTCGCGGTGATCGTGGTGGGCATCGTGTATCTGATCTACGAGTTGAAGCAATGACCTGGATCGATGCGTTGCTGCTCGCCGTGATCGCCCTCACCAGCATGGCGTTTCTGCTGGGGGAAATGCCGTGAAACTACGGAATGTGGCCCCATTGCTTTCGAGTCACGATGCGGCGGCATTGCGGCGGCTGAATCCCGAACTGTGCAGCGAGGGCGATGTAAGTGTACAAGCCGGTGGCGTGGAGTTCCCGAATCGCGATGACTGCAGCCGCTCCCAACTTGGCCCGACCGTTTCGTTCTCCGGGATTTGCTCTTTCCGGGTGGCTCTGGAAGGAGCCATCATTGCCCCAGGATCGCGTGCGCCCCTTGGATATCGCGTCATGGAAGTTGTCCGCGTTGGTGCCAAGGAACAAGTGAGCGGGGTTACAACAGGCGGGAAAATCGCAACGATGACAGACAAGAAACGGCGCGGGATCTTTGCCGTGCCCGAGTTTGAAGGCGAGGCGGTGAGCGAAAACCTGCCTATGCTTTCCTGCTCCGCCGTAACCGAACCGTCCGTAGCCCTTCGGGTCGAGGCAACCCTGGAAGGGCCAACAGGAATCCTCGCCGCCGCTCCGGTCGACGAGCGCCCACAATCTTTCTGTCTCGATCTCGGAAATTTCCTGGAGCAGTCTAGACTTATTGCTAGCCATGCGGCCTCCTATTCAGGCTGTAAGGTCAGAGCCGAGCGGCGTGTCGCAGCGCCTCTCGGTTCGCTCAATTATCCCATGGAAGGTTCACGATGACCGGCAAGTTCTCGATCAAATTTGACAGTGAACTTCACCAAGACACGCTCTCCCGTGTCCTCCGGATGTTCCAGGCTTCGAGGGATAAGATGTCGGCGAGGCATGAGAAGTGGAAGGCGGCCGAATCGCTGTTTCGCGCGTACCTTCCAGAGACAGAGATGTCCTCGAAGAAGCAGAGAGCCAGAGAGCAGGGGTCGGCTTCTCAGTTTAGTGAAGTCGTATTGCCGTATTCTTATGCTCTTGCTTTGACAAGTCACACTTATTCTTCTAGTGTTTTTCTAGGAAGAGATCCTATTTGGATGTTTAAGGGGCGCCACGGCGAGACCGAGCAATCCACGCAATGTCTTGAAGCTTTAATGGGTTACAACCAGGACATCGGGGACATGGCTGTTCCTGAGTTCATTTGGTTGCTTGATAGTATCAAGTACGGAATGGGAGTAATTGCGTCAGATTACGCAAAAGAGTATCACATATTTTCTGAATACCAGCCAATCGCTCCAACCTTAGGTGGTATTGATTTAGGCGCAGACCCCAAGTGGGAGCTTGTAGAAGAAAGAGTCGAGGGCTACTGCGGGAATCGGCTAACGAATATCAGACCGTACGATTGGTATCCAGATCCGTCCGTCCCCCTCGTAACTTTTCAGGATGGCGAGTTCTGCGGCCATACGCTGCTCATGTCGCTGGATCGTCTGCGTTCGATGGCGAATGAATGGGACCTTTTCAACCTGGAGCAAATCGAAGGCGGCAGCACGGGCGTGGGTGGCAACGCTATGGCCCCCTCCACCTCAGGCAGCCGCGACAATATGTTGGCGGCAGAAAAGGTGTGGGACCCCAAAGACTTGAAATCCGGGAAAGTCGGGCTGTTCCGCATCGTGGTGAATCTTGTCCCGGCTGATTGGAAATTTCCTGGCAAATACTATCAGCCGTGGGAACTGCTCATCGCCAATAATTCCGTCATCATCAAGGCTTCGCCATTGGGACTGCGCCACTGCAAGTTCCCCTATGACGCCATTGCGTGGGAGACCGACGGCTACGACACCTCGACGCGCGGGATGATGGAAGTCACCAAGCCGCTGAACGACGTGATCAACTGGCTCTACAACACGCACATGTTCTCGGTGCGGCGTTCGCTCAACGGCAATCTGATCATCGATCCCGACCGGATCAATGTGAAAGACTTGATCGACGGCGGACCCGGACGGATCGTCCGCATGCGCCCGGGCACAGGCTATGGCACCGACGTGCGCTCCGCCGTCGCCGAACTGATGAACGTCGATCCGACGCGCGGGCATCTCTCCGACACGCAATTCACCGAAGGCTTGATGCAGCAGATCACCGGGTCGAATGATTCCCTCATGGGTTCGCTCGGGCGTGGGCGAAAAACGGCTACCGAAGTACGGACAGCCGCCGCGCAGGGGGCGAACCGCATGAAGACATTCTGCGACTTCGCCTCGGCGCTCGGCTGGTCTCGTTTAAGCCGCAAAATGGTGGCGAACTTACAACAGTTCTACGACCAGGAGAAGATGTTCCGCATCGCCGGCGACCTGATGCAGGGCACCAAGTTCGTCAACGTCGACAAGACCATGATCACCGGCGAATTCGATTACGTGCCCGTCGACGGCACGCTCCCGGTCGACCGGTTCGCGCAGGCAACGCTCTGGAAAGAGATCTTCTCGGTGATCGGCAAGAACCCGCAGATCGCCCAGCAGTACGACATCTCGCGCATCTTCGGGCACATGGCAAGCTTGGCGGGTTTGAAGAACATCACGCAGTTCCGCATCACGCCGGACGAGGCGGCGATGCAGCAGGCGCAGGCCGGAAATCTAGTCCCCGCGGGGCAGGCAATGGGAGGCGGCGAAGGCGGTGGCGGATACCCCGGAACAAGTCCGACAGCAGCGATTGCAAGCATGGTCAACGGAGCTGGCGGGGCTACGCAATGACCTCACGCACCTGGAGAGCCTCGAGCAGCATCCCGGCTGGCGCATCCTCCGCCGGGAGTTGGGTGCCATCCTCCGTTACAAGCGGGACGAGTTGGCCGCCAAGCCTTTGGTGGGAGACCAGCTTCAGCAATCCGCTATTTTGCAGGGTTATTGCGAGGGCCTCGACTGGGCACGGCAGGCTCCCGAACGGTTCTCGGAAAACTGGCGCAACGCCATCGAGTTGTTGAAGAGCGAGATTGAAAATGCCGAAGAATGACTTTGAGAAAATAGAATCGTTAGGCATCCTCTCCATCGAGGGCGAGGGAGGGGGGGCGGATCTTGGCGGTGGAGGCACCTCCGCAGCCCCGCCTTCAGACAGTTCCGCCTCTCCTCCTCCGTCTTCGAGCGCGCCCGGCAAAGAAACTGCGGCCCGCCAGGAATCGGTGCTCGCCGACATCATGGGTCACGCCCGCGGTCCGGCGGAGACCAAGCCTCCGCAGCCCGTGGTGCCCTCAATCGGGAAAGGGGCTAACGGAGCGCCCCCCGCCGGCGCGCCCCCGCAATTCCAGCAGCAGCAGCGACCACCGCAGCCGGGTCAGCAGCAGGCGCAGCCGCAATATCAGCAGCAAGCTCCGCAGCCATACCAGCAACAAGCGCCGCCCATGACGCAGCAGCAGCAGGCGGCTCAACACGCGCAAGTCCGCGACACGGTGCGCCAGCAGATTGCTTCTTCTTACCAACTCACCCCCGATCGCGCGCTGATGATGGCGACCGAGCCAGAGCGCGTTTTACCGGACATGGCAGCGGACATTACGCTCAACGCCTACGAGGCGACCGTCGCCACGCTCCAGCAGCAGATGCCCCAGATCATTGCCGAGCATCCGCAGATCCGGCAGCAGATGGCGCAGGTGGTTCAGTCGACCATCCAGCAGATGTTCCAAGTGCATCAGGCCGAGAACGATTTCTTCACCGTCAATCAGGACTTGCGGCAAGTGCCCAAGCACGAGATCGACAGAATTTCGGCCCTCTACATACAGGCCAACCGCGGTAATCCGGGACTCACCCGGGACATCGCCACCCGGGAGATCGGCATATTGGTACGCAATATGCTCGGCTTGTCTCCCTCCACCAATGCCCCAGCACCCAATGCTCAACAGCCTCCTGCGGCCCAGCCCCAATACCAAAACGGGTATCAGAACGGCAACTCGAATATCGTTGCCCGCACCCCGCTTGGACCCGGCAGCGTAGCCCCGTCACCATCCCCGCAACCCAACGTGTTCGCGGACATGGTGAACTTCGCGCGCGGCGGCCGATAAGGGCTCGAACCCAGGAGAACTTCAATGGCATTTTTCGCAGGCGTTCGCGCCACCGATGACTGGGGCACCGACGAGCGCCCCAAATCTTTCCGGGAGACCATCCTCTTCCTCAACCCCAACGGCAAATCGCCGCTGTTTGCCCTCACCGAGAAGCTCGGCAGCTCCTCTGTAACTGATCCGCAATTCTCGTGGTGGAACGAGCGCAACACCGTCATCCGCCTGACGATGTCGGCCACCGCTCTCACCACGTCGAACACCCTCACCGTCACCGGCGGAGCGTTAGCCCTCCGTCCTAACCAACTGATCAAGGTCGACTCGATCGGCACCACCGAGCCGGTTTCCTACGTGGCCGCCAATGTCGAAATCGCCCTGGTATCGTCCGTTACCTCCGATACGGCGATTGTGCTCAAGCGCGGCCAGTTCGGCACTACGCCCGTGGCCCTCACCACCGGCTTCACCTTCCTGACCGCGCTCGGCACAGCGTTCGGCGAAGGTTCGACCCGGCCTGCGTCGGTATCGAACAACCCGACCAAGTACACCAACTACTGCCAGATCTTCCGCACGAATTGGGCCGTTACCGGCACCGCCGATAAGACCTTTGCCCGCACCGGCGATGCCTATAAGAACGACCGGGAGCGTGCGACATTTGCTCACGGCCGCGACATCGAGATGCAGTTCCTTTACGGGCTGGCCTCGGAAGTCGTCGATCCCTCCCCGCAAGCCACCGGCAACCTGACGCGCACCACCGGCGGGTTGAGAAGCTTCATCACTTCGAACGTGACGATCTTCCAATCCAGCACGGGAATCACTACGAGCACCTTCATGGATGCGACGTATCCGATTTGGAATTGGGATACCCGCGCCGGCGATCAGCGCGTGGCTTTCTGCGGCAATGGCTTCCTGAACTCGCTGAACAAACTGGCGAAGACCGATTCGGTCATCAACCAGGACGGCGTCGTCAAGATGTTCGGGATGAACCTCAACGTCTGGACCCTGCCGCAGGGACAGATCGGGTTCAAGACCCATCCGCTCATGAACGTCCACGCGCAATATACGAACTCCGCCTTCATCCTTGATCCCACGGTGCTGAAGTACCGCTTCCTCCGCGATACCAAGCTGATCGAGGATCAACAGGACAAGGGCACCGACTCGATCATCGACGGCTGGCTCACCGAGTGCGGACTCGAGGTGCTCGCCGAAGAGACCTGCGCCTACATCGGAAATATGGTCGTCCTTTAGTTCACTACGCCGGGAGAGTAATTCGCGTGATCTCAGCCAAAGTGTTGGTCGGGTTTCCCACCACAGGCCACTGGAGCGATCAATTTGGGATGGCCATGTGCAACATGCTCACCCAGACGATGCGCCACGAGCCTCAAATCGAGATGGCGGTCTTGAACCACAAGACCTCCATGCTGTGGGCGGCGCGCCAGCACTTCGGCGAGATGGCGTTGAAATACTCGTTCACGCACTTACTGTTCATCGACACCGATCAATCGTTTCCCGCGAGCGTTGTCGCGCGGCTGCTCACTCACCAGCGGGCAGTCGTCGCCTGTAACATCGCTACTAAGGTGGATCCGCCGCAGGAGACCGCCTGCTTGGGACTCGACGAGCACGGCAAGCTCATCCCCTGCGAGCGCACCACCGGACTCGAGAAGGTCTGGCGCGTCGGCACCGGAGTCATGATGGTCCGCTCAACGGTGTTCCACGATTTGAAGAAGCCGTGGTTTCCGGTCAAGTGGATCGAGGAAGAGCAACGCTGGGTGGGTGAAGATTGGGGGTTCTGCGAGAAGCTCGAAAAAGCAGGCATCCCCATCTGGGTCGACCACGATACTTCCGCACTGGTCGGCCATTGGGGCAACAAGATGTATTCCCTCCCGCGGTACGAGGAACAACGAGTGGACAATACCACGGTTATTTACGAAGGACGCACTGCCGAGGAGGTGAATCATGGGGCTTGAAACAGGCACTGGCATCGGGGATCTGGTCCCCACCAATCCGCTCTCGACCGACGCGGTCTCCTCGGGTGACGACCATATCCGCCTCATCAAGACGGTGATGCAAAGCATTACCTTCTTCAAGAACATCGTTACCTTCACGGCGTCGGGAACGTGGACCCGCCCCACAGGAGTGAGGCGCGTTCTCGTCTACTGCCTCGGCGGGGGCGGCGGTGGGGGCGGCGGGATCGTGGCAGGATATTCCGGGGGCGGCGGCGGAAGTGCGGCCAGCGCCTTGAAGTGGGTCGATGTGACGGCCATCGCCTCGGTCACGGTGACCATCGGCGCGGGCGGCGCGGCGGGCGCAATCGGCGCAGCGGGCGGAGCCGGAACCAATACTTCTTTTGGGAGTCACTGCATAGCCGCGCCGGGTCTTTCCGGCGCCGCCTCCTACTCGGGCGGGGATATCAATGCCGTGAGCGCCAGTATCGGAGACATCATCTTCACCGGGCAGCAAGGTCATTTCGGCATCCCTCCCCAGGCAGGCAATACGTTTGGCGGCAACGGCGGCGGAGCGGGCGGCTATAACCAGGCGACGGCCCAGCCCAACAGCGGCGGGGGCGGGGGCGGTGGCTTCTCCGCTCCTGGGGTTTCCTCAGCCGGCGGCGCAGGCGGCACGGGTTACGCGATCGTCTTCGAGTTCGGATGGTAGCGCCATGACACTCGACGACATGAAATCCCTGCTCGCCGGGCGCCTGGGCCAGCGCACCGACATCGACGACATGATCTACGCCGAACTCCGGCAGGCACAGACGACGCTCGAAAAGACGCCGCCCTATCCCTGGTTCCTGGCGAGGCCGGCTGCCACGTTCGTCGGGCAAAATCTCAGTTTGTTGCCGGATGATTTCATCGAGTTCTATATGGACATCATCCTCATTACTGGGAGGACCGGCATGGGAGAACTATGGGTTCCGCCGGTCAAAATCTACGGCGGCGAGTTCGAGCACATCCACGATAATTCCTCCGGCATGCCGAAGAATTTCTCGGTTGTCGGTCCTTACCTCGGCCTTTGGCCTCATCCTGATGTTGACTACGATCTCACTTACCTTTATTACGGCAAGGACGTTGTTTTAACCAGTCCGTCGAGCGAGAACACCTGGAGCAAAAAGGCCGAGGATCTACTCATCGCCGAAGCCGGTTGGCATGTGGCGCGTAACATCCGGGACGCCCAGCGAGCTTCCGAGTTCGGGCAGGACCGCGCCGAAGTCCGCCGCCGCCTCGCCCAGGAGACCACGTCACGCCTCGAATCCATGCGCCGCGCCGTCATCGCTTCCGGGGAAGACGCCCTGCTCGGGCAAGTTCACTGGGAGACCGGTCATCAATGATCGTTCCTGTCAATTTCGTCGGCAAGACCGGGTTGATCATCGATCAGCCCCCTTACGATCTGCCGCCCAACTTCTGGAACGACTGCCGCAATGTGCAGTTCGAACTGGGAGGAGTCCAGCGGGCGCCCTCCTGGCGCACCCTGACCACGGCCGCCGGGGCTCCGCTGCCCTACGGCCTGTTCTTCGTCCATAGCCTGATCGGCAGGTTCTGGGTCGCTACCGGCCTCGCCAGTGTGGTCTCGATGGCCGGGGCTACCGTGACCGATATCACCCGCCTCGCCGGTCCCTACACCGGGACTTCGCAGGACTTCTGGCAGGGCGGTATGTTCAACGACCACCTGATTCTGAACAACGGTGTCGACGTGCCCCAGCACTGGGATCTGCCCAATGCCGCCGCCGATCTCGCCGATCTCCCCAACTGGCCGGCTACCCATAGAGCCAAGGTGGTCGCTCCCTTCAAGGAGTTCCTTGTCGCCCTCGATGTGACGATCTCGGGCGAGCGCGATGATCGCCTCATCATGTGGTCGCATCCGGCAGATCCGCTCGGCATCCCGCCCTCCTGGGACGTGGCCGACGAGACGCTCGATGCCGGGCAGGTTTCGCTGTCCGAAGGCGAGGACCGCATCATCGATGGCATGCAGGTCGGCAATCAGTTCATGATCACCACCAGCGCGCAGACTTGGGCGATGACCTTCATCGGCGGGCAGGACATCATGGCCTTCCGGCGGGTCTTCTCCGAGATCGGTTCGCTCGCGCAGGGCTGCGCGACCAGCTTCCTCAACAAAGTCTTTCAGGTGACCTCCGACGACTTCGTCATCCACGATCTGCAAAGCGTGACGAGCGTAGGCTACGACCGTACCAAGCGTTGGTTCTTCTCCCAGCTCACTCCCTCTTCTTACGACAAAGTGCGGGTGGTCCGGAAGATGACCGCCAAGGAAATCTGGATCACCTTCTCCTCCGGCGGCACCCTGGTCAACAACCTTGCCCTGGTGTGGAACTGGCAGTTCGACACCTGGACGATCCGCGACATCGAAGATAACCACCACGCCATCTCCTCCGGGCCTACCACGCTTACTGCCAGCACAAACTCCTGGGGTTCGGCGGTAGGCACCTGGGCCGCGCAGGATCCCCTCACCTGGGAATCGAATACCTACGAGCGTTCCGTCGAGGGCCTCGTTCTGATGAGTACCGCGCTCCGCCTCCGCGCGAACGGGGAGACGGTTGATCTTGCCGACTCGACCGTCAATTACGTGGAGCGCATCGGCGTGGCGGTCAAGGGCCTGTCGCGCGGCGAGGTGGTCATCGACCACGGACGCCTGGCGGTGATGCGCGAGATCTGGCCCAAGTTCGTCTGCGACGATGGCCATGCTTTCTCGATCAGCGTAGGTTTCTCGATGAGCCGCAAGGCTCCGGTCGCCTGGCAGCCTCCGCAGACCTTCATCCAGGGGACGACGGTAAAGCTCGGCTTCTTCGGCACGTTCCGGTATCTTTCCTATCGCGTCGAGTGCTTCCAGCCGGGAACGAGTTGGAAGCTCATCGGCTTTGACTTAGATCTCGAGCCGACTGCGAGCCTATGACATGCCCATAGACCGCCCGCTTCCCGACGACACCCGCGAGGCGCTCAAGATGCTCTGGAGCATCAATGAGGACCAGCAGGCCAACATCGACCGGCACCGCGATTCGCTCCACAAGGTCTGGCATGTGGCACCCGTGAAACCGCGGGAAGGCATGCTCGTTTATGCTGACGGCGTCAACTGGAATCCGGGGTCGGGCGCCGGTTACTACGTCTATTACGCGGGCGCATGGCACCCGATGAGCGGCGGCGGCGGCGGGGGCGGTGGATACACCATCGTTCAGGACGAAGGCGTGGCCCTCACCGTGAGAACGACTCTCAACTTCGTGGGCGCGGGCGTCACGGCCACCGATGACGGCACGCGCACGGTGGTGACGATTTCAGGCGGCGGGGGTGGTGTCGTCTCGAGCGTCTTCACACGCACCGGGGCCGTCGTCGCCGTCACGGGAGACTACACTGCCGCGCAGGTTACGAATGCGGTATCAGTCCTGGGCAGCTACCCGAACCCGACATGGATTCCCAGTTACGCTTACTCGAAACTGACCGGCGTGCCTACTACTTTCACGCCCGCGGCGCACGTTCACGCAGCGGCGGATACTACTTCCGGCATCTTCGCCGTCGCGCGCCTTGGGTCCGGTACGCCGAGCGCGAGTAACTGGCTCCGCGGGGACGGGGTCTGGACCGCTTTACCAGCGAGCGCCGTCACCAGCGTATTCACCAGGACGGGCGCGGTGGTCGCGGTGAGCGGCGATTACACGGCGGCTCAGGTGACTAACGCGGTTTCCACCTTGGGCAGTTATGCCGATCCCTCTTGGATCACCGCGCTCGCCTACGCCAAGATCACGGGAGCGCCGACCATAGCCTCTATCCAGACACCGTGGCTACAGAACATCAATGGGGCGAACTTCTCCTTGACCAACGTCGCGCAGGTCGGCGTTGGCACGGCCAGTCCCAACGCGAGCCTGCAAGTATTCACCGGTACGGATAGTGCCAGCGTCAACGGGATAACCGTATCCGGAGCGAGCGCAGGCACGTTCATGGTCTTCCAGTCCCAAGCGACCGGGGGCCTTGTTCATCATTGGAATGGCAGTGTCTATGGCCCCATCCTGCTTTGCCGGGATGGCGGCAAAGTCGGCATCGGGGTGGCGGCTCCGGCCAATAAACTGTCTGTCAATAACACAATTCCAACCACTTTGGCTGCTAACGTCCAGCAGTTTTCGATTGGCGAACCTACCGACAACGCCGGGTACAGAATGACGATGGGTTACGGGAGTATGGTTGGTTTCACCAATTGGGTTGGCAATATCCAGGCTTGGAATGGTGGCACCGGGACAGCCTTGCTTCTGAACTGCGCGGGTGGGTCAGTTGCCCTGAGCAGCAATACGGATATCGGTGGTGCCCTGCCCAACGGTTGCATAACGTTCTACCTGAGGGAATCAGACAACAGATGGATCATCTACATCAGGAGGTCTGATGGCGGCTTGCGGTTAGCCGAGATGGCGACGACAGCCCTATAAAAGGAGATGGCATGACATACCAGGAAAGCGCCGAATTAATGGGGAATGTAGAGTTTCGCGGCCGGGTCATGGTGGCGGCCCTCAAGTACGCCGACTCCATCATGATCGAAGCCACCAGTACCCCGGCGCACAACACACGTCAGAAGTGGGCGCAGAACGCCATGCAGAACCCGCAGATGGTAGCGGGGCAGATCCAGCCGCCCGTGGTAATGGACCCGGCAGTGCAGACGGCCGGCGCGGCGGTGACAGATATAGCTCTCCAAGCTGCCGTTGAGGGAGTCGTAAATAAGCTCTTATGACCTATGAGGCTTTCTTCCGATGGTAATAGTTAAACGCACTCTGGCGGCGGCATACCCGGCAGTGGCGACATCCGGTTTTGTCGATATAGGTATTGGCTACGTTGTAGGCGTGACCCTGCGGGCATTGGACCTTGTCTCGGTTCCAAGCCCCACCCTGCCAGTGTTTGCGCTGTCGTTCGCAAGTTCTACAAATGCGGCATGTGCCCCTCCAACGTATGTTTTCCGGGGTGAACGCATGGCCATGAACGCAGTGGGATCGTTTATGCCTGTGGCCTCTGCCACGGCGCATGTTCTCGTTGTGAGTGACTGGTTCCAAGTGAGCCGGATTGACGCAGTGCGGCGTTCTGCAAGTGTGGTCAAGCTCCAAGCCTTTCGGGATAGCTCCGACCAGGAGTTCATAAACCAGCCGGTGCGCGCGGTAGCTCTTCTTTCGCCAGCCACACTGTCCATATCCCCCGCAGATCGACCCTCTCCAGAGCCAGCACTGGTCCGGTTGTCTGTCTGGGACAAATTTATCCAACAACTCTTCAATCGTCTTGGGGCGGTAGATAGAATTGGTTCGTGGCATTCTGGAAACCTCGATTTTCCTGGATGTCGGGCGGGGGACGCTAGTAACGTCTACCCGCCCACTTATCATAACCACAGGGAAGCCCAATGCAAAGCCTAACACTGCCCTTTTTCCAAAGAATTTGGCTCTGGAATATGGCAGGCAACCACAATGCGGGCAATCTCAAGGAGGCTAGTGTCTTCCTCAGGATCATCAATAAATTGAGATTGAGCGATGAGGAGCAGGCCAAGACCGAGTTCGCCCTCAACGGACCGCAGTACACATGGAAGCCGCAGCCCAATGGATACGGGACCAAGACCATCGACCTTGAGGGTGATGAAGCCAAAGCTCTCATCTTGGCCATCGAAGCGCTGACGCCGATGAGAGTCGCAGACGCCATCTGGTTAGCTCCTCTTGTCGATGAACTGAAAGCGGCCGCGCCATGAGTAGTGTAGAGATAGTGCCAGTCGTAGCACCTCCGATTGCCAAACAACTTGCACCTCGCAAGCTCCAAGTAATGCGGCTCAACTCTGAAACTGCCGTCGAGCCAGCCGTCTGGATCAGGTTGGTTCCATACATCACTGAGGCTCTGCGCTGGTGTAACGGCGAACTATCGGAGTCGAGCATCAAGGCACTGATTGCAGCTGAAAAAATGCAGGTGTGGATCGCGCTCAGCGGCGAAGGCGCAGAGTTGCTCGGCGTAATAATTTCCGAGATCACGGAATTTCCGTGTCTCCGGACGCTCCGCATCGTTCTTTTGCAGGGGACCGCATTTCGAGATTGGTCGGGCCACGCACGATGCGCTCTCGAAGCCTTTGCGAGAGAGAACCAATGCCAGCGGCTGGAGGCCAGCGGCAGGAAGGGCCTCGCCAGACTCTTGGCTCCGCTCGGATTTTCAGTGGCATACACAACGCTGATCTATGAACTGCCGCGCCCTAAAGGCACCGGTAAAGGAGATTAACCAATGGGAAAATCCGCAGGCGGAAACGTCTCGACTAGCACCTCGTCCTACCCCCAATTCCAACAACCGGCGGTAAAACAGTTCGTTGACGAAAGTACGAGGCTGTATCAGCAGGGTGGGCCGAAGCTCTCGCCCGAGCCTCGCGTGGCCGATTTCAATCAGGACGAGCTTGCCGCGCAGAAGCAGCTCGGTGCCGCGGTCACGCCGGCGCAGTATCTCGCTGAGCTTGGGACGAAGAGCGCGGAGTTCAACCTTGGTGCGGGGCGCGATCCGGCAACGAACCCGTACCTGCAGAATGCGATCAGCGCGGCAGTGAGACCCATCGGCGATCAGCTTCTGACGCGGGCGCTGCCGGCCATCCGACACCAGGGGATTGCCAGCGGGGGCTATGGCGGCTCGAGGCAATCGATCGGGGAGGCGCAGGCGGTGCGCGATGCCGAGCGCGTGGCGGGGGAAGTGTCGTCCGGCCTGGCGAACCAGGGCTATCTGTCTGCTCAGCAGCAGGCGATGCAGACGATGCAGAACATCCCGCAACTGCAGGCTAACCTGACGGCGCCGGGGCAGATCACGGGGGCGGTGGGCGCGCAGATCCGTGCGCAGGAGGAAGCGCAGCGGAACGAGAACGCCAACCGGTACGAGTACTACCAGCAGTTGCCGTATCAGAACCTGCTGAACTACGGGAACCAGATCCGGCAGCCATTCGGTGCGGAGGCGGTGTCAGAGGTGAAGGTGCCGCAGCCGAGTACGGCGTCAGCCATCATCGGCGCCGGTCTGAGTGTTCCGGCTCTACTTCAGATGATCGAGGAGTGGCGCAAGAAGAATCAGCAGACCGGAGCCACGCCACCTACCATTCCGGCGGGCACCACGGTAGGCACGCCAACGCCCACGATGCCGGGTCAAGGATTCTGGGGAGGATAACATGCCAGCCGGATACAATCCCTTCGACGATACATACAACGATCCGTGGAATACCGATCCAGGCGGCACACTCTCCCAGCGTTGGTGGCTGAATCCTTGGGGCATCTGGGGAATGAACCCGCCTCCGTTCGGAACAGCAGGTCAGGGCGGCTCCGCTCCTGGTCCTCGGCCGGTGGACCCGCCGATGCCAGAGCCAACGCCGCCGCCTCCAGAGCAGCCGCTAGAGCAGCCGCAGCAGCCCAACGAGGGGCAAGTCAGCGAGACTCCGCAGAACCCCACGGTCGATGAGAGCGGCAATCCCACTTGGTCGACGGACGTGTGGGGCAATAACATTCCGCTCGGCGAAGTAGGGTTTGGTGCCGGTCTCGGTGCGGGACTAGCCGGTCTTGCCGGGATGGGGGGCGGCGGAAGCACGCCTCCAAACTTCTCAGTCACCGGCACCGGCCAAGCTCCTCAGGTTCCGCCTGACTTCAGCGTCACCGGATGGGGTGATCCGAATAACCCGACCACCGGCGACTACCACACTTACTTTGATATTCCTCCCTCTTCCATCGGAGGGACGAGCTTCCAGACCGGTCCGATGAATTCGCTTGTCTCTCCTTCCACCGGCGGCGGCGGGGGATTTCCGGTCTCGCTGTTCCCGTGGCTGGATAAGCTTCCCGGTCTCATCACCGGAGGGGGCGGTGGTGGAGGCGGGGGCCAGCAGCAGCCTCAGCAGCCATCGCAACCGGGCCAGCAAGGGCAGCAGGGATCGCAGACCGGCAACCTACTGGCGGCGCTCCCCATGCTCGCCGCGTTCCAGGGCGGCACCACCACCACGCCTGCGCCCTACGCGCACCTCGGCCCGCACACCCCCGTCGCCCCCGTCTTCAAGCCGCAAGGCCGCGGCAACCCCATTCCCTCAATCGGTCAGCTTCTCGCAGGAGTCAAGTAATGCCAGCCATCATGCCGCCCATCAACCCCAATATCATCGCCGCGCTCGGCCAGTATTTCGGCGGCATGCAGAACCGCACGATCCGCACGCCTCCCTTCATTCGCCCTGGCAGTACGGCTCAACGGGGCGAGGTGCTCGGCAGGCCCAGCATGCCCACTCCGGGGATGCCGCAAACGTTGCCGCCCTCGCAAACACCGGCGACTGGCTTCCCTTCCAGCGCTCCCGGTCCGACAGCCGGTCCCGCTTCCGGCACCCCGCTTCCTGCGGGCACTGCTCCTGGCGGTCAAGCCGGGGCTCCCGGCGCTCCGCAGCAGTCGCCACAGAACGCGGGAAGCTCTATCTGGGGGGCGTTGACTAACCCCAGCCTTGCCGGCGTGGCGCTGGCAGCAGGGCAGCAGATGACTCGCGCGAGATACCCCGGCGAGAGCGGCATTGGTAACGCCGTTAACGCAGTAACTGCGGGGTATAACCAACTCGCTCAACAAAGGCAAATGCAGTATGCCAGAGAGCAGGCTGAACGGGAGCGGAAACTGAAGGAACAGGAAGCCTTCCAGAAGACCGTCGAGAGTAACGCGCGTATCAAGGATTACGAGAGTCAAGGGGAACGA